ACTGGGGTTTCAGAACTAAAGGGAAACTCAATAGTACGTTCTTCTTCATTGAGGTTCCTTGATTCAAGTAACCCAGTGAAATCACGTAATAAGGTTTTTCCCTCTAAATCACGTTTCTCCTCCATTTGATTCAGAGTTGTTATTTTCACTCACTTTAGTAGATAATTCCTTCTTAACGTCAATCTCTGCGTCGGTATCAAAAGTTAAACCTAATTCTTTTGCCTGTTCAACTTCACTCTTTCTAGCATTTAATACTTCCTCTAAATCGTAACCTTGCTCCATTAGAACTTGAGATTGAGTCTTGAAACCTGCCTTCACAGCTTCTTTATTAGCTTGGCACTCCTTAAGTGGATCAATCCACTCAAATGAACGAGGTATCCACTTAACACGCCTATATCTTTCTGGTTCTGCGTCAAACGTAGGTAGATTTAATGTTCCAGATAAAACAGCCATATCTAAGAAAGTTTCAAACACTCTGGAATGAAAGTTTTCAATTAGATAGTTTTGCAAAGTTCTAAATTGAGCACGATCTTCTATTAATGCAAGACGACTAGAACTGTAGTTACTTGTGGAATAGTCCCTAGATAAACTTTCATAACTGACTCCTATTCCAGATGCCATTGAACGCAACATGGATCTCATAAATGGTTCAAATTCAGCACTAGGAGAATCCATATCTGGAATCTTTACGTCCATGCCAGACCCGAGGTAATGAAACATCCCAGGAGAAAATTCTGATACACGATCACCTTCATAGACCTCACCACCAGGATCTAACTCCCCTTCAGGAGAAGTAATAAAGCCCATTAAGGCACTGGAAGCCCTGGCCCGAATAACACTCGATTCCTGAAAGCCCGCCAAATGATGTAATGGCTGAATAGCCGTTGCCATCATTGGAACCCCTCTTGTCTGACCTGGGCGTTCTGATATATACAGATGAATTACCTCATCGGCTGGCAACAACATGTGCCGCCTCATTTTGTCCTGAATAGGGAATGGAGTATCCCCAGGATGTTCAGTTAAAAAGGCATAAGTGATAGGTCTAAACCATTCATCTAATTCAACACCCATCCTCCATCTATTATTTTTAACAGTGCTTGGTCCTGTGTAATCATCATCTAATTGATCCGCTTCTAATATTTCTAAAGCAAGTGGAACTTTTGATTTCCCAAAAGGTTTTTTAACAATACGAATAAAAACTTCCCCTGACTCAACCAAACTCTTCAAACAAAGTCTTTCTATATCTTGGAAACATAGTCTCCCTGCTGTATGGCATGAGTCATAGTGGCCCCATTCACGCCATGCCATCTCAATTACTTCATTTACCCTTTGATCTAACTTTCCACCTCTTTGCTTACGAATCTGTGATTGCAATTTGATCCCATTAGGTCCAATGACATTTGAACAAATTGTCCTAACTGCATTTTTGGCATGTGGATTATTACGAACCAGATCCCTAGACCTTTGCCGTAACAACTTAATCGCACCTTTTAATTCAGCGTCAGCAGATGCAGCACTAGCAACCCAATTTGAAGTTAAGCGACTTTTTTGTGCTCCAGTGAACATCCGTTGCTTTGGAACAACAGTTGTGACCATTGGTTCTTTAGATGCTTCTGGAACAAGTGTCTCTGAAGTAAAAAGACCTTTAACAGCGTTAATTAAACCCATAGTTTCCTCTTAGAAGCGAACGAAATACTTATGTGGATCGCCTTTTCCATTTGCGATCATGTCAGCTTTCTTTTCCCTGACAACTTCAGCCTTTAATTGAGATTCACGCCGTCTTAATTCAGCTAAATCTATATATTTGAATGTTCGATCACCAATGGTATATTCACTAGCTTTATTAATAACAATCTGCCTGATCGCATCTTGTACTGAAGCTAAATCGACTTGGGCTGTAGTCCTATCATCAAATGGCCCTGGTGTAGAGCCTGTATAGGACATTGAAGCATCAACTTCAAATCTGCCTCTATACAAGGTGACATCATCACCACCAGACTTAGAAGCTATTGCCTGGAAAGTCCAAACACCTTTATCAAAGGTGGCTGAATCACTGGCACTGATAACAAATTCCCAACCGAGGCCATAGCTTGTACCCGTTACGGTCAAAGCTCCACCATTGGTTGCCCTTAAATAGTATTTACAGGTATAATCGGTGTTAGAGACTGACTCATTAAGCCAGTTCACACCTGCATCATCCCTCCAACGGATCGTGTCTCCCGCAGTGAACTTGCTAGGTATTGGCACAATAAATAGCTACCAGTGGTTGATGTAAGACCGCCCATTAGCGGTATTTCTAGATGATACTCCCTTTTTCGTCTTATTTTGGTCGTTATTTAAGAGCCTTTTAGCGTATTTATCCCACATTAAGCGTCTTTTATAGATCGGGAAGACCTGATAAAGCCTTAATAAGCACGAATAAGCATAAATAAGCTCGTCAAAGCTCTCATTTCTTCTTCCTGATTTTAAAGTCCATACTCGGTCATAGATTCTGCCAGCTTTATACTTCCTAATTTCCTTCTCAGCCGTTAATTCGTCAAAGTAATCTTCAGTGATCGTTGGATAGAAATGTAAGTATCCATCATCAATTTCTGCATCTCTTAAACGTCTATAAATGTAGGTTTTTACTTTATTAACACCAATGCTATATAACTTAATGCTTGATTTTAAAGCATTTCCTCTAGATCCAAATTCAACTTTATTAGGCTTGCCGATCATCACATCACCTTTCAATTTATCAACACCCTTAATAGGAACAACACCTAAAGCAAAACGATTTTTACAGAAGCGGTAGACCTCCTCAGTGAAATGGCCTCCACTATCTATGGCAGTTGCTTCAATCTTGATTTCATTGCCATCCTCATTCACATAGGGAGTTGTTATGACCTCATCTAATTGGTCCCATACGTCTTGACGACCTGGGTTCCCATAAAGCACTTGACGGTCAATTAAATAAAGCTGTTCGGGTCGATCATTCTTCTCAGACTCCTTTGGTGGGGCGGCTCCCCAGACCGACAAACTAAGGCGATCATCTTGGCAGTCACATCCGCATAGGAGCAAAACAACATCTCTAGGTGGTACGCCTCGTTTATAAGTTGCTTTAGAAGCTCGCTCCATTAACGCACTCGCTCCTACTTTCCTTTCAAACTCGTCATCAAATAATTCGCCTTGAATTGTATTTTTAAAGGTTTTTATCTGTTCTATATCACCCTGACAATCCAACCATTCCTCGACCAGTTGGGGCCATGACGCATTAGGGGAATAACTATAAGCAGCCCAGATATGAAAACCAGCATGACGACCATTACCTTCTCCTGTTGCTCTCCACTCACCACGCTCAACCATCCATCTTTTTTTACTATCTGGAATTAACACGCCACATTTTTCACAAACATATCTAGTTGTTTCTGGCTCGTTGTCCTCCCATCTAAAATTTTCAAACTTCAGGACTTGCATATGACCGCAATCTGGATCAGGGCAAGGAACGTAGTAATACCTTTGATCAGACTTATCCCAAAGCTTTTCAATACGGCTGAAGTCCTTATCAGTCGGAGTAGAACCAGCAACTATTTTTCTATTCCAATAGTAATCAGTTCTCTTAATTCCAAGCTTGATCTGATCACCCTCCGAAGTTGATTCAGGATATCCATCCGTTTCGTCAAACATAACTACCCGTCTACTTACCCTACGAAACCCTCTGGCACTATTGGCTCCTACTAATCCAAGAGTCCCTCCAGGGAATTGTTTGCTCAGTATCGTATTACTTCCATCTTTAGCTTTTGGATCACTAACTAAACCCCTTAAAACTTTTGTATCCCTCAAAAGCGGTGCAATCTCCTCCTTTGAGTAGCCGTTACAGTCATCTAATGTCGGTTGTACCAACATCATCGGACAAGGATCTTGATGAATATGGTAGGAAATTAAATGATTCAACATTTTTGTATATCCAACCCTTGCACTTTTCAT